GAGGGGCCTGGCGCGGATGCTGGTGCTGCTGAGGGGCCTGGCGCGGATGCTGGTGCTGCTGAGGGGCCTGGCGCGGATGCTGGTGCTGCTGAGGGGCCTGGCGCGGATGCTGGTGCTGCTGAGGGGCCTGGCGCGGATGCTGGTGCTGATGGTGGCGGCTATCCAGTGATCACTGGATAGCCGCAACTATTTTAATTCAATAATCCCAATCTTGCCAGACTACAACCTTGTTTTTATCATCAAATTGCATAGGATAATATTCCAATATCCCACGTTCTTCCATTTCTGGAAAGATATCTTCATATGTATTTATTATTCTGTCACAGGGTAAACACCAAACAGACGGGATTTCTGCATACGTGCAACCTCTTAAATGGTTTATTTGCCGCTGCCATTCATCAGCATGGAGTTCAACCCCTGAAAACAGATCAACAATAGCATTATGATATAGTTTATCAATACCTTCTTTTTCCAGCATATCCATGAACTCTTGCCCCCCACTCCAAAAATACTCAGTTGTTTCTTCCATTTCGTCACTCCTTCTCATTCATGGGGCCGGCCTATCCGGCCCCATGACCCGCTCTTACGTCAGGGGTATAATCACTGCCCATGCCGGCAGCGTGGCCTTCACCTCATCCAGCAGTGCATAGGTAAAAAATATGGGCTCGTCATCCAGCATCAGCTCCAGCCCCGCATCTATCACTGCGTTTGCTAGGACTTGGATGAGGGCCTCATCCTGGCGCGGAACGTGTATCTCGTACAGCATGTCTATCTCCTTCCGTCCATGGCCAAATGCGACCATGGGTACAGCCTCGCAGGTTATGGTTAGCGTGTCAACTATGCAGTTACTATACAGTCTCGCTTCCGCCTGACACGTAACTATATACGAAAAACCCGGATACGTAGCTGGCCAGTCTGGAGGTCCACCTTGCGTTATCGTTGCGCAGAATGGATATTATGTTAAATACATAACGCGCGCGCTCTAAGTGCGGCCGCGCCTCGGGCCCTGGCCCGAGCGCAGACCCTCTGCGCGTCTCGCGCGCGCGCTCTAAGTGCGCCGGGAAACCTCGCAACGCGCGGAAAGCGCGTGCGTTCTAGACCCCCGGGGGCACATTGCCCCCCCGGCCCCTCGGCCCCAATGTCAATGGCCGTTCACACCCACAATTTTTTTTTTTTTTAGTACCTATATTGGTTACCGCGGTGGAACATTCAACATTACAACGTTTCATATAAGCAACTAAGGGTCGCCGCCTATCGGGCGTATTACGGGAACAGCCCCGCGAATGCTGTCATGGCCGCCGCTGTTACGGGCGCACCTGGTATATCACCAGTTTACCCAACAATAGCATTACAGGGGGGACTATGGCAGTCGCATCATATCCAGCGAATCACCCGCTCGCGGTTAAACTGTGGAGCAAGGCGCTCAACCAAGAAGCGCTTAAGAAAACCTATGTGTGGAAGTTTCTGGGGAAGGATACCAACTCTCTTCTTCAGATCAAAGACGATACTAGCAAGACCAAAGGTGACAGAATCACCATTGGCCTGCGCATGCTGCTGTCTGGTGGCGGCGTAATCGGCGACGGTACGCTTGAGGGCCAAGAAGAAGGGCTTACTACCTACAGCGATAACATCCTGCTAAACCAGCTTCGCCACGCGGTTCGCTCTGCTGGTAAGATGAGCGAGCAACGCATCCCGTTTGAAATCCGTGAAGAAGCCCGCGCTGGTCTGGCCGATTGGTGGGCTGACCGTTACGACTTCTGCTTTTTCAATCAGATTTGCGGGAATACGGCTGTGCCGGATATCCGGTACACTGGTAACAACGCTATCGTGCCTTATGATGAGCCCCACATCTACCGGCCAAATAATCGGGCTACGGATGAAGAGCTTGTCGCTGGCGACGAAATGAACCTTCAACTCGTTGAAGCGTTGGTCGAGCGGGCCAAGATCATGACGCCTATGATTCGCCCAGTCAAGGTCAACGGGGACGACTTCTGGGTGCTCTTTGTCCACCCATCCCAAGCTTATAACCTCCGCACTCAAGCAGCTACCGAGTCTGGTTCTTGGTACGACATTCAGCGGTTTGCAATGGCTGGCGGCGATGTTAAGAACAACCCCATCTTCACTGGGGCGCTTGGTATCTATAACGGGGTTATCCTGCATGACAGCGCCCGTATCCCGCTGGGCGTTCACTCGGAAACAGGTTGCCCTGTTCCCGATACACGCCGTGCTGTGTTCTGCGGAGCGCAAACTGCGGCCATCGCCTTCGGCAGGGATACCACGTCTAAGGATAGGTTCTCCTGGGTTGAAGAACTGTTCGACTATGGGAATCAGCTCGGTGTAAGCGCCGGTGCAATCTTCGGTCTGAAGCGGTTTGTCTATAACGACGCTTCGTTCTCGTCGATTGTAGTGCCAACTTACGCAGTCAAGCACTAAGGGGGGCTAATGGCTACTTTCACATCGGATAGAATCATACGGCATCCGTTCACGGGTGCCATTGTATACCAGCCTAGGTACGTCTATGAAGCAATGGCTTCGGATACTGCGCGGGTCAAGCTCCCCCAGACCATGGCTACATATGATATAATCGAACTTACGGCAGTGCCCCCGAGAAGCACACTTCTCGGATTCCACCTCGCTTTCACCCCCGCGTCTGGCCATACGCTGTCGGGCGGTAACTTCTTGCTGCGGGCCATTGAATCCAATATTGAGGATGCCCCCGAAAACTTTTACATCCTGGAAAACATCACTATGGATGCTCCAGTGGGGCACTGGTCCCCCAAGGTGGAAAGCAAGTTCTTTGGGTATAAGGTTAAAGGACAGGCAGACATGGATAAATATAACGTGCTTGTCGAAGACCTTCAGCCCTTGGCGATCCAATTGGTTAGCATGGGGGAACAGCCGAGTATCCCAGAAGGGAGCACCCTGGAGTTCACCGTTATGTTTCAGTGTGGGTATAACCCAGAAGGCTAATCAATGGCGTCCGATGCCTTTCAAGCCCTGTACAACAGGATAGCCTTTGAAATGGCCCGCCAGGATATGCTGGGCGGGCCTATCGAGGGAGCGGTATCGGATGCCATACATTGGTATCAGGTCATTCCGTACACTTTCTTCGAGAAGGTGGCGGAAACGACCACTATAAAGGGCGAAAAGTTTTACGAACTGCCCAAAGATTATGTTAAAATACATACAGTAAAACTGCTCATTTTCAGGTCTATATACCCGCTAAATGAGCGTGATTGGGACTACATAGAGAAAATAGACTGGGGGCACAATTACTGGCGCGGGCAGCCCATGGATTGGTGTACGTTTAATGATACCATCCGGCTGTACCCTATACCGTATGATTGCTGGCCTATGTTTATATCATACAGCAGTAAGCGCAGTGTTGACGATGATGCCTGGCCGACGCTGTTTGAAAGTTTGATAAGGCAAAGGGCGAAGTACCTTTTAGCCAGGGGTGTGTTACTAGATACTGAAGCTGCGGGGGCGTACTTGGAACTTGCCGCCCAGGAAGAGTATCGAATGAATGCCGAGGCGACCCGTCGCATGACGACAAATAAGATACACCCGTCTTACTTTTAGGGAGGGGGCCATGTTCAAAGTTACTGCTATCTTTACTCTAATAGCGGACCTCGCTAAGGCCCTGATGGGGTATAAGAATAATAAGCGCGATTATAGAATGGATAAGCGGCACAGTGGGGAAAGCTGGGAAGAAAAGCATCCTGCTATAGAAAACCTAGAGCCGCGTAAGCCGGAAGAAACCCCAAAAAAGGAAGATACTAAAGATACAAACCATCCGTTGCTCCCCCGCAAAGACGAATGGTTCAAGAAGCTGCGGGAAAGGAGGGATCATGGAAGGAAATAACGGTTTTGGCTTTGGTAGCATCCTTGATACGCTTATCAAGGCGGTCTCCGAAAACATTAAAGATGACGTGAAGGAGGTCATGGACCTTCCGAAGGCCGCCATGGGCGGGCTCGGTGACGTCAAGGACGCTGTTTTTGATTTTTCAGGCGGTGCCCTTGACCACGTCAAGCGGATTATGCATGCCGTGAATGGCGCGGTGCTTGCCCTGGCCAAGGAGATTTTTGACCTCGTCAAGCTTCCTCCGGAGCATGCGCTTAAGCTCCTCCGTGCGCTTAATGCTGAGCTTTTGAGGTTGACGAAGGAAGTTTTGTCCATGGTAACGCATGTGCTTCCTTTCGCGCCTGGTAAGTAAAAAGCGGAACAGGAGACTACGCGAAATGGCAACGAAAAAAACCGATGGGCCGACCCCCCCAGTGGGGGTCATCCCGGTGACCCCGCCCCCTGGTGTCACCCCGCCAGCTAGTGGCACTCCTGTGCCGCCACCACCGCCTACTGCGCCTACTGCGCCTACTGCGCCTACTGCGCCTACTGCGCCTACTGCGCCTACTGCGCCTACTGCGCCTACTGCGCCTGTGCCACCCGTTGACGCGGACCCTGGTCCAGTGGTGCCACCTATGCCGCCTATTGGTGTTGAGCCCACTGAGCCCACTGAGCCCATGCCGCCTATTGGCGTTGACCCCACTGATCCTATCAGTATTAACCCCTTGCCCACTGAGCCCACTGAGCCCACTGAGCCCACTGAGCCCACTGAGCCCACTGAGCCCACTGAGCCCACTGAGCCAGGCAAACCGCCTGTGGATGGTTGGGATACGCTGGCAAACATTCTTGATGCGGTCAAGAATATCGTGGTTCGTATTACTAAACCTGTTATTGACATCGTCGTTTCGAGGGTTAAAGACGCAGTAAAGAACGTCCTTATTAACGGGGTATCAACTGTATTCAGGATTCCTTTGAATATCGCTAAGGCTATCATTACGTTGCCGCTGAAAATTATTGGCGGTATTACTAAATGGATCATCTCTATTCCGTTCAAGATTATTAAAGGCTTTATCAGAGCCCCAATTAAAATATCTATTGCTCTGATAAGATTCCCAATCAATATGCTGTTAAAGGCCACTATCTTACCGTTGAAACTTATCAATGTTTTGTTTAATTTGATTAAAACAATTGTTCCTTTCCCGCTTAACCTGCTTTTCTCTATTCCGGTCATGATAAATAACCTTATAATCAATACGCTCGACTTTTTCTCAGGCCAGAGAGCGGCTGCATAATAAATACCACTAAGGGGCCGGGATTCCGGCCCCTTATGGCGGGGCATAGACATGTGGAGTACTCCTATCGAGCTTCCGCCGTCCTATCCGTTAGTTCCAGAATATACGGGTGAGCTACCGCAATTCCCCAACATATATACACCAATTGTCCCGCAAGAACCGGACAGCCCGGCATTGTATTACCATCCCGGCAGCGACCCTTGGCCCCCGTTTCACCCCATTCGCTGGGTCGTTACCTCATCCATAAGATTTGTGCGCGATGTTATCTTAAGGCTCCCCAGATTTATTTTCGGGATTATAATTACATGGCTAAGGGCGTTGGTCAGATAATGCCATTCGGGGATTACGCCCCCGACTTGGCAAAGATACGCCCCGGCGGGCTCATGGAAGCGGCCAATGTTTGGCGGTCCAGGATCGCCTACCACCCCATACCCTCACCGGTTTACACGGACACCTTTCCAACTAGGGTCAGAAACGCTGTTTTGACTCAAGCAGTCAAATACGGCGGTACGGATGATGCCTATCAGTTTTTTGTTGGTACAGATGGCTATATATTCGAAGTAACTAAAGATGGCATTGTGGATAGGTCCAGACATTGGGCTGAATTGGGGCATTATGAGCCTGGCAGATGGGAGTTTACCCAATACGGGGACGATCTTATCGCGGTAAACCCTAGAGAGAGTCTATTGCGGGTAAGGCTCGAAGATAGGTTGCCCATAAGGCAGGGTAAGCTCGGGCGGTATATTCCCGCCGATAAAACTTTGCGCCCTATAATCCCGCCACGCGCAGCGCATGTCGGGGTGATCAGGGAGTTCGTAGTGGTGGGGCGTACTTTTGACTATACCGATGGTTGGCGCAGGCAGCGTGTTAGATGGTCTGCTGCGGATGACCCGCTAAACTGGAAGCCAGAGGCGGACACACTATCTGATTTCCAAGATTTACTCGGGGACGGCGGGGACATAACCGGAATCGTCGGTGGGGAATATGGACTTGTTTTTCAGGAAAACGCTGTTTATAGGATGACATATGCCGGGCAACCCTTGGCTTTCCAGTTCGATAAGATAGAAAGCGCCCGAGGGGCGGCTGCACCTGGTAGTATAGTTGACATAGGCAACGCCCCCGATGGCGGGCGGGCGGTGTTTTTCCTTGCCCATGATGGGTTTTTTCGCCAAGACGGACAGGCTTCCCATCCTATAGGACAGAATGTTGTTGATCGGACTATACTATCTAAGTACAATAAGGAAAGAGCAGATGAAGTATGTGGGGGGCATGACCCTACTAGACAGAGTATATGGTGGACCATACCGATTGGGTTGGATGGGTTCGATACTTGGTGCTATCACTATAATTTGGGGCTTTGGACCCATGTTCCCAGTGTGAAAGGCAGGTGGTTTGGGCTGGCATTCCGCCCCGTGCATACGCTTAACGAGGAAAAGGGCAGGCTAAACGCGGCGTTAGGATCGTTCGACGATCCTGTAAACCAGAAGCAATTTTGCGAGTTCGCGGTGATTGATGTAGATAATAGATTGGGGTTTTTTAACGGCCCACCGTTATCCGCGACGTTTATAACGTCCGAAGCTGTACAAACAAATAACTATGCTGGGTGGATTAATTCGATTCGACCTATCGCAGATGCCAAAACTTGGGCGATGAGCCTGGGGTATAGGCTCAATTTGGATGTTGAACCCACATGGTCCCCGCCTAGGGCACCGGATTACGACGGCGAGGCCAAGTTTCATGCTTCACCACGGTATCTACAGGTAAGACTTGATATTGATGGGCCTTGGGAAGAGGCACAGGGGTTGATATACACCATGGAAAGGCGGGGGCGGCGATGAATAGAGTGCCAGTATATCATTCCAACCCTATTCTATGGAACAGGGCCATCGCGGAATCTCTGAACGCCGCGTTAGCACGTATAGAAGCCCTAGAGCATCCAGTATCCCTTATCAGGAAAGTGATTGATTTTGTAATGACACTACTTACTTTGCCAATCCGGGTACTTCAGCGTGTGCTATCCTTGTTTAAGCTATGACATGTGTAACTAGATTGGCGGAGACAATATCTAAAGGCGCAATATATAATATATTGAAAGCAGAAAGGCATATGCACGAAACAGAAAACGCATATGCTTTGTTCAGCCGCGTTATAAGTGGTACAGCGCAATTGTGGGAGCACATATGCAACGAAAAGCCCCTGGCCCACTCTATAACATATATTGTTGATTATGACTCCGGTAAGCGTGTGCTGTTTGTTGCGGCGCTGGGCGGGGAATCGCATAGACTATGGGCGGAAAGCGCGGATAAAGCATGGGAAGAGTTCGCCATGGCGATTGGGGCGGATGAATTGCTTACTTGTGGCAGGCTTGGCTGGAGTAGAACTATGGAAAAACTCCAATGGGGAAAGCGGTCTATTGTATGGGTTAAGCCTATCCATGGGGGCGTAGATGGGGAGTAACCTTATGGGGTCCGGCGGCGGTAAACCGTACCCGGTATCCGATGCTCAGCATGATGCGGTAGCCAGTCTATATAGGGGTGTAGACAATGCCGTTAAAAATAATTTCGTTGACGCCTCTGGCAATATCGTTGCCCCTCTTCCGACCATAACCCCGGCCACGCAGTATAATACCAACGCTTGGCTCAACCAATATAATCAGGGGATGTCCCCCCGGTGGCTGGACACGGCTTATGCGCCATACTCAGACATAGTAAACGGTAACTTTGCAGGCCCGCAAAACAGCGTTGGTTATGGGATGCTCGCGAATATCGCGGGGTCCCCGACGATGCCGTCTTGGCTAGCTGCGCAAAGCAACGATCGAGTTTCCGCCCCCAATGTCCCGACATACAATGGGCCATACGCCACGCCGCCAAGTTACAATGCTGTAACTGGTGGCACCCGAGGGAGATCAGGTAACATTGCTTATGGCTGGCAGCAGTCTGGGATGCCAAGCCGCGCAGAAGCGCTGGGTGAGGCAGGGCGGCTAGCGGGGGGCGCGGTTAACTCGGCCGCTAGGTTGGGCTATGGGGCGCTTACCTCAGGGATCGATACGGTAGGCAGCGCGGTACAGGGCGCTGGGAACGCAATCGGTTCAGCCGCCAATTCTGCGGCTGGAGTACTTGGTTCCGCAGCCAACTCCTTGATGGGCAATATAGGGAACGCGCTCAACGGCGGGGCCAATACAATAAACACAGTAGCAAACGATGTGTTAGGCGCCGTACCAAAGACCCTTAACTCGGCGATGTCTGGCGCGGCGAAAGGGGTAATGCCTGGGATTACTGCTGGGGCTTTGGCTGGGACTATCCCAGCGGTTGGTACTGCCCTTACAGGTATCGGCCTCCCGGCAGCTATACCTGTTGGGTTGGCATCGGCTGGGCTGGGGGCGCTCGCCGGGGCTGGGCTGGGGGCGGCGGCTGGGGCCGCCCCAGCGGCGCTAAACTCTGCTACACGCACAGCTGGGGACCTGGTTAACGGTGTCACGGGTACAGTAAGTAGCGCGTTGCGCCCACCAACCATCGCCCTGACGCCTAAGTCTTCTGGTGGCCCTGCTGGTGCGCCATATAGCGGCCCAAAGAGGGCAAAGGTATCGAACGTCCCCACTAACCCAGTTTTCGGGCGGGTCGACCCTGTGGCCTCTGGCGAGATGGTAGGGCGCAACCCGGTGTATGGGTATTTGGGGAGCACGGCTGCCGGGGCGAATGTTTACAGTAACCCCACATTCCAAAATAGGGCCATGCAGACCATCGCCAATGGGGGGCTCTTAAGTGATTCCGGGTACTTAGGCAGCATCACTTCCGACGCTGCGCTTGACCCCATGAATAACCCGTATTACAAAGATCAAGTCACTAATCTTGAACAAAACGCCGTGGCTGATGCTTCGGCCAAGTCCGCCGCTGCCGGTCGGCGCGGAAGTGGCCTTGCAGCGGGGGTGGCGGCTAAGCAGGCCCAGGAGGCCACAACATCAGCTCTCAATCAGCAGTACCAGGCGAACCAAGCCCGGCAACTCGCAGGCAAGCAATTGGCCTTGCAGTCAACCCAGCAAGCAGCCAATCTCAACGACCAAGCATATAATGCGGGGAAAGAGCAGCAGATTGCCGCAAACCAAGCGGTGAATAGCGCATATCAAGGCGAGATGGGCGATTGGTTACGGGCAGCGGACCAAGAGCGCACAGCATATGACGCCGCAGCGGCAAGGCAGCTCCAGGCGTCGCAGTATGCCACCCAGGCGGATATTGACCGGGCACATACACAGCTTCAGGCCATGGCCCTCGGACCGCAGTTGCAGGGCAGCCAGAATCAATCAGCATCCTCAGCGGTCGAAGCAGCGAATCAATATTATAATTACCTCAACAACTTGAACAATCAAGCTGCAAGCCAATATGGGTGGCTAGCCCAAACAGCGGGTGGTGTGCCGGGTATTCAAATGACGGGATCGCCGGCGCAGCCGGGCTTGCTCCCGACACTTGGTAGCACGGCGGCCCTCCTTGGTACGGGGTATAACGCGATTTGGGGTAAACAACCGGCTACAGCCCAGCCAACTATAGACCCATATACTATGATGCTATATAGTGGTTTAGGATTGATGGACTAATGGCCATATATAGCGATGATCCTTACGCCCAGCCTCAGTGGCCCTTGTTTTATCCGCAAGGTATGCCTATGTACCTAGGGGCGCAGCTTGGGCCGAATACTGGACTAACCTCCCCGGATCAGCGAGAGCAAGACTTAGCGAGAACGCAAGTCTTGCGTAATATGCTTACAACTCAAACCTTACATTCTCCAGGAACGCCATACCCGTCTTTAGCAAGTCAATCGCCTCCGGAAGCGTATGACGCGCAAACCGCAGCCTTAAAATATGGGCTAGGGGTAAATCCAGTAGACCAAGCCCCGCCAGAAAAGTCTTTGTGGGATAGGATAAGTAGCCATCTCCCGTTTGGCGGCCCACCACAGCAAGCACCTGGCTCGATGGTGGCCCCCCAAACGGGTAATAAGTGGGCTAATGCGATCTCTTTGATTGGGCAGGGCTTGGCGGCGTCTGCTTATGGGCACCCTGAGCGTATAGGCCCGGCCATGGCCGAGGCGCAGGCCAACATTGACCGGAGGAACTACCGGGCCATGCAGCTTGAGCAGCAGGCCGCGCAGCTTGCGCAACAAGAAGCCGATGCTAAGCGGAAAGACGCTCTAGTACGGGGAATCATTGGGGAACCCCCTACGCAGGCCCCGCTTGGGGGATTACCTACTGCTGCGCAGCCACAGCAAACCGTTCCGCCCCCACAAGGCCCGGCGTTCACTCCCTCACAAGCGCCAATGTTTGCCCCCCCTCGGCAGGCGGCTATGCCCCCTCCACCGCCCCAGCAAGGCATGCCCCAGCAGGGCATGCCCCAGCAGGGCATGCCCCAGCAAGGCGCAGCGCCGTTTAGTATAGGTGGGGTAAACTTAGATCCCCGGCAACGGGCTTTAATCGCTTACGGGTTGATGAATAACAACTTACCGCAAGTAATGAGCTACCTTAACCAGCAAGCCGAAGGCAACCGACTGTTTAATACCGTAAACACCGGAGCTGGCGTTCTTGCTCTGGATAAAAATGGGAATGTGCGTGGTAGGTATCCTTTAGCCCCTAACCCCAAGCTAATCAACCAAGGGGGACAGATACGGTTAGTGAACGCGAATAATCAAGATAGTTACGGCGCGTACCCTGTAAGTATGACGCCAAAACAACAATTCGATGCCGGACAGGCGTTGGCGAAGAATCAATTGGCCCCCGGCGCCCCTGGTGGTGGCGGTGGGTTAGCCGCAGATGGCAAACCGTTAAAGCCGCTGCCTATGGGTGTCATGCGTGATCTTGTGGCGGGTAATATGGGGCTAGGAGAATATAGTAAACTTGGGAATAATTTGTGGTCTTTTTACGCTGATAACCCAGCCGCCGGAAATGCGTCTAATGCAAAAGGCGGGCTATATGGGCTAATTCGGTGGGCGAAAAATGAAGGCGGAAGAGCTTTGGGAACGACGAAGGAAGATGTATTAAAAGCCCAAAATGCATACGAAGCGGCGTATAAAGCAATTGCAGCCTTTGCTACAGACCAAGCGATTAAGGGTACCGCAACGGAAGGCGACGTTAAAAGGGTTCTTGCTACTATACCGTCTCAATTAGATAGTCATGGTTATGCCGCTGCTAAATTAGCGGAAGTATTCGATTCTGCCATGCAAAAACAACGGGCAACTATTCTAGCCTCTGCCCCCTATTATTATGTAAAGCCCCAGCTAGATAGGTATCTACAACTTACCAAAGATTATTCCATTTTACGCGATCTCCAAGCTCAAATGGGTGGCGGGCAGAATGGCACAAAATGATATGACGCAAGAGGAAATGGAGAGGCTTTACCAAGCCTTTGCCGCGCAACAGGGGGCGCTTCAGTCCCCATCCGGCTTGCCTATGCCTCCGCAGCAGTCCCCGTCCGGCTTGCCTATGCCTCCGCAGCAGTCCCCGTCCGGCTTGCCTATGCCTCCGCAGCAGCCCCAGCCCAGCCTCCCTATGCCCCCACAGCAGCCTCCATCCGGCTTGCCTATGCCCTCACAGCAGCCCCAGCCCAGCCTCCCTATGCCCTCACAGCAGCCCCAGCCCAGCCTCCCTATGCCCTCACAGCAGCCCCAGCAACAGGAGCGCCCTTATCACCCAGCTACCCGAGGGCTTTTCCCCGAGGGTTTGCATTGGCTGGAGCCTTCAGCTCAGGCGCTTGGTGACTTCGGAGCAGGGCTTGGCGCGGCAATAAACTCTACCGCCGGTATCCCGATTAGTTTGTACAACCTAGCTATGGGAAAACATGGTGACAAAGCTCTTCCTGGGGCGGGTAAACTTTGGGACCAGACTACCCAATTATACCGGGATGAAGGGCTCAATCCGTCGTCCATCCCTGGGGTAGTGGGGCAAAACTTTATCGGGCTTATTCCAGCGGCTAGGGTCGCTAGTCTTGCCAAGGCCGTCCCATCTGTAGCGGCGATGGCGGGGGGTGGGTTAGGCTCATTGATGGCCCCTGAAGGGTCCGGGCAGCAGCAGGACGCTGCCGCCTGGGGGCAGCTTGCCGGGGCCGCCATGCCCATGATGGCTAATCTAGGGTCGCGGCTGGCGCAGTCGCCGAAGGTGTATGAAGCCGCCCGCAACGCAGCTAATATGCTAAGATCGGCGGCACCGGAGGCGAATGTGGTGGGGCCAGCTTTGCTTACTACTGGGCGGTCTGGGATACGGGGGGCCTTAGCTAGAGCGGTGAATACGTTAGATCCATTTGATAGCCAACGAAAGTATGCAGCTAGGGTGTTTAATACGTTTAATGAATCCATCCCACAAGTCAACCAAACTGCCGCCGTGGGAGCATTTAACGAACGCATGAAAGCTCTAAAAAACGTTATCCGGGATGGGCTCAGCACCCCAGAACAGCGTGCTGCTGGGCAATGGATAACGCTGAAGGGCTTGCTGAAAGACGCCATTGGCGGGTCGCATCTCGACACGCCCGCCATCACAGGCGCAGTTAATGACATAGCCATGACACCTGGGCATCCATTGGAGATTATGCCGAAAACAGATGAAGTGCTAAGCGCTATAACAAACAGGGCATTATATTCCAGGGGGCCCCAAGGTACATACGATGTACCTAGTAAGCTGTCCATTAACAATTTGTGGGACGCCAGGGATTCCGCGATAAAGTATAATATGGGCGGCCAGACATATTATAAAGACCAAGCGCAACATCTACTTAACGCAATGGACAGCGATATAGACGCGGCGGTAAATAATGCAGGCGGTGCATATGGTCAACTATACAACCAAGCGAAGAAGGCCGCAGCAGTTTTAAGCGCATTCCGAAATGATATTTTTCAAGATAACATTGGGGCGAATCAGTTTAAGGGTGGAGTGGATAAGAAGGTAAAAGCGATGCTTTCTTTCGGCAAAAATAGCCAAGACTGGACTAAGCAGTTTATAGAGGGTAAGCCTCTTCCAGAGTCAGTTGCCCAGGCTATAGGGCCGTTCGCGGACGCTGTACGGCAAGCTATTGGGCCAATGCCAGAAGAAGGGGCGCAACAGATTAAAAACGTACTCGCCAGGGCGATGTTAAGCCGCCCCTACAACCTGAATTATAACCGAGCTGCCTTAGGCAATGATCTTGATTTACACGGTATTTATCAAAACTTAACCAATAGAGAGCTTACTGGGAGTCGTACAAGTTCTATTCTGAATCGAGATTGGAATAACTTCGTCCTTGGCCCGGCTAAAGCAACTGCGCTAGAGAACTACGCAGAGGCTAATAGGGGTATCATGCAGCGCGGGTTGCTTAATAATATAGGTGACACCGGCAACGCCCTCCGCTCTATTGGGCACGCGACTGCTAATGCTGGGCTGGCACTTGCAGGGCTAATGGGCGCTGGCGGGGTGCATGGCGGGCTACCAGCAGCGCTAGCTACTCTTGGCGCGGGCGCGATTAGCCCTGCGGTGTCTGCTGCGCTGTCTAGCCCCAGGGTCGCTGAGCTTGTGCATCAGTTAAGCATGATGCCAAGGCTGCCTATGGCGTTGGGGGCTATTCCAGCTATAGCGTCCCAATCCGCGCCACAGGGGGGCCAATGAGCATAGATAAATGGGATGAAAACCCCAATAAAAATACCAATGCCCCCCCTAACGGTGCCCCTAATAACATGCAGGTGCGGGACATTGGGGAAGTGTTGCGCGGCATTATGGCGAGCGTCAGGAAATGGTATGACGACCCCGACTGGGTAGACTATGGCCACGCCGGAGTGTGGCAGTCCCCGAGGGTGTTCAAGGTGCTGGGCGACCAGACGAGTAAATATACTCCATCCAGGGCGATCAGGTTTAACCTTGGTGCGTTCGCTTCCTATGATTATGTTAACTTCTCGGAATGGCGCATCAGAGAAGGCCAGACATATGTTACTGTTTTGGGAGCGTTGCCTGCGTCTATTCAGAATATAGCTCTAGGTGTACTTACAAAGAACTCTTTGCCCATGAACTGGATGGATAGGGCTATACCTGCCGAAGGGTTCATATACAAGCCCAAGAAGGGCGAGGCATATGCTACCACTGAAGTGTACCTGAAGAACGAGGTGGATGATAAGTTTCTCTCGAAAAAGGAAGCCCCTACTGTCCTCCGCCGCGCGGATGGCGAACTGTTAGCCCCTATAATCGAGCAGGGTATCAAGGATGCACTCTTGAGCCCAGAGAACTTCCCCTCCGTAACTACGCCAGCATCGTCCTTCGTGCGGCTGCCCCCTGACGTTTATCTGATGTTTGGGTCGGTACTCATGGCCCCCTGGGGCCAAGCCGAGCTTAGCCCAGAAGGCCCGGCCAAGATGATCATGGCGCTGTTTTGCAACCCCACACCTATGTGTACCATAGGTGTTTCGCAGGTGAAGAACGTATCTATAAAGAATAATACTGCACGGCGTGTGCAGTGTTCCTGGCTAGCATTGGGGCAGTAAATGGCAGATGATACTCCATCTCCACCATCCTTAGGCATCCCAGATTCCAGGCCGGAAACGCCCACTCTCCCTGAACCGGTTGAGCCACCTAGGGTAGGGCGACCGCTTGCCAACCCCACTGTGCCGAACTCTAACTACGGGGACCAGTTTACGCCGAGGCCCACCCCGCCTGCCACGGTTTCACCTAGTTTAACCTCCGCCACATATTATACCATTAAGCCCGGACCAAATAACCCCTGCCCTGGAACAGGTACGTCTATTTTTGGGTTCACTAATACACGGCAAGAGTTCATCCCCTACGAAGCGTATGGGGACTATTACGATGCGTATGGCGGGTCGCCCGCTACTTGGGAAGACCCAGACACGGGTGTTGTATATATCCCTGGGCAAACTAGCGGATATAAGGGGTTGCTATACAAGTACACTGGGCAGATGGCGGATAGTAGCCCCACAATAGCCGGCCCGAGCACAGACTTAGTAAGCCCGCATGGCACAGACCCAAAAATAGCCCCCCCTGGGTTCCCAGTTTATTCCCAAGAAGGGCAGAAGCGTACTGATACAGGAGTTAGGGTATACGTTTATGCGGTTCCGAAAGAGATGCAAGGGGTGCGATGGACTACTGGCGGGGATGCTAATCCAGACTTAGGACCAGCTGGCATATCTACTTATTTAATATATAGTGGATTTACTTTTAACGAAGCAGACTTAGCAAAAGTAAAGGGTAAAAAACTTACTTTTATAAGGGTAGCTATAAGGGATAACGCAGGCCCTGTGAGCCACCCCTTTTTAGCTATCGGGGTTATATTCCCTGGAGAACTTCTATTCCCTTACGGCCCTATATACCCCCAAGACTTGGGTACAACTGGGCTTCGCCTATTGGACGACACCGGGCGGCAAGGGTTTGTGGCGACGACTGAAGCTGAACTTGGGGTTTTACTTGGTAAGCGGGATAAAGAGTATTCATCCTGGGCACTTGCGCATAATAGGCAATTACTCAGGGATAGAAACGTCTTACCTGGGGTGAGCGAGCCACGGAATGACGCGGCTTCCCTTCCTGGCGATAATGTAGGACGGTACTACGTAAGGCATCTTAGTGTTCCTTTCCCGGAAGGTGCGGACCCAACATTAGCCCAACTTTTTATCCAAGTTGGTGGACTACCGAACACTTATTCCGGGCACTCCATTGACCGCGTTGCGCTTGAACTTGTTTACTGTGACGCCCCAGAAGGGGTCACACTATCCCCAACGCCCATAGTCACGGCAAACCATGTTGGTGGGGATGGTGGCCTTGCGGTAGCGATTGGCGAACCCCCGACTCCTACTCCGACTCCTACTCCTACCCCCAATACAGTAACCGGCGTATCTGTTACGCCTAACGGCAACCAAGCCCCTGTCGGGCAAGGTACGGTAGTTAACCCTGGGAAGCCACCTAGTGGGGTTGTCAATGTAGGGAGCGGGGTATGGGGGCTCGGTAGTGGGTTCGGGTACCCCAATATATTCCAAGCCTTTGCCGCGCCCACGTTCCCAAGCTGCATGGGCAGACCCCACGTCAGCTTGATAAGTGTGTGGGGCGCGGCGGTCATTGGTAGGTGCTCTAACTGGGAAGACTTACCCTTGGAAGCCCCCAGTAACGGGGATTGCGGTTGTGGCAGATAACGCTACCGCAATGCCGTTACCGCCCACCCCACCACTGGAGCAGGCAAGCATCATCCATGTGGGGGGAATCTACGGCTGCGTGCTTCCGCCGCGGGCGGTCGGCATCCCAGTGGATGCGCCTAGCGTTAGGGGTTGTCCGGATATCCCGCCACCTATAATATATACTGTACTGGTGTCGGGCATATACGGTTGCCCGCCTTTGCCGGTTGACTTGTGCGGGCTTACCAATAGCGACTCTTGCCGCGCCTGGGACGCCTATGGTAATGATCTTATGGATGGATGCTGCAATCTATGCGGGCAGCCTTGTTGTGGTTGTAGATAAGGAGGAATCGTGGCTAATAATCTTTTCGCGCTTGGGCGGCAGAAGTTTCTCGAAGGCAAGATTGATTGGATCAGGGATACCATCAAGATTGCGTTGATCGACACGGACAAGATTACCGTGGATATCAATGCCAATGAGATGTTTTCCGTGTTTTCCAGCACAGTAATTGGGGAATCGCAAGAGCTTAAAAACAAAAGCTCTTTCTATGGCGTAGCTAGGGCCGATGCCGTCACCTTCCCAACCGTAACGGGTAACAAGGTGGGGGCGTTGCTCATTTATAAAAGCTCTGGGGTCGAGAATACCAGCCCGCTCATTGCCTATATTGATACCGCCCAGGGGCTTCCGATTACGCCCAATGGCGGGGATATCACCATTAACTGGGATGCTGGGCCTTATGGCATATTCATGCTATGAGGTTCTATGAGGTTCTATGAGGTTCTATGAGGTTCTATGAGGCTGTTTGATCTCCCGACCATGAGGTCGGTTACATCGGCGGTTATTGCGACCACAGCGCGGGAAGGCACAGCCGCGCGGCTGGAGGATATGGTTGTAGAGCTTGGCTTCCTCGGGAAGAGGATCGGGTTTGAACAGACCTTCCTTCTCCCCAATGAATACGAGCCGGTTAGGCAGCATGGGTACGCCTGGCTTAGTGATGGCCGGGTGAAGGAACTGACTGTCTTCGCTAACGCCGCGTTTCATGCGGCGGTCGAGGCTGCTGGGGGGCATGCGTTTATCTACCCAACTCATATAGCGGTGTTTTACTCCCGTTCCAGCGGGGCGTACCATTATAAGATAGAGGAAAGTGAAGACGCAAAGTATTCGGAACATGAACTGAAGGCGGAATACTCCAAGGTTTTTGAGAAAGCCTTCGGGGAGTATAGGAAACCATCGAGGGTAAGGGCGGCCAGGAGGGGGAAATGCGCAGGCGGGCAGGGTTAGACAATTATAGTAAGGGCACGGCGCAAAACGTAAACGCTACAAGCTCGTATACGGCGCGAAAAGAAGGTGGGGGGCTAGGTATGCCTACCGTTACCCCGAACGCCCCTAGAATCGCGTCACAGGGGCCTACACGCAGTAAAGCCCCTGTTAAGAGGTGATGGGAATCAATCCCCGAACAACTCCTTCCACCCGCGCTCGAAGTCGGCCCCGTCCAGCTCTGCTAGCCGCTCAGCGGTCAACCCCGTAGGCCCACTGCCCCCAGTTTTCGCGCCTTTGGCAGCTTCGCGCCCCTTCACCACAGCATCCGCCTGTTGTCTCGGCACTGGGCGGTACCCCCTGGATTGCGCCAGGCCATAGATGACTTCCGCTGGGTTCTGCCCATTTTGAAGGGCCATGGCGGCAATCTGAAGTTCTTCGTTCATCAGTGCGGCGCGTATCTCATTGGGAGCGGTAACTCCGAACGCTTGAAGCTCAGCCACCCTACTATTGATCAGCGTATTGTAGGCATCCGCAAAATCGGGAGTGTGCTTGGCAAACTCCGCCGCGCTATTCTTGTATGCCGAGTCGAGAGCATTTATCTGCTGGGCCATGGCCGCTTGCTGCTGCTGCTCAGCCAGTGACCTATGGATGGCCTCGACTTTAGCGTCTGTGCCCTCCATCTTGTACCGAAGGTACTCCGCCGGGTTGTTGGCCCAGTCCGGCGGTACCTGTTGCGGCTGTAGCGCTGCCTCGAAGTCGCGCCGTAGATTGGCAAGCTCCTGCTCAATGGCCTGGCGCTTGCGGCGCTCCTCAATGAGCGCGGCTGTAGGCACGCTCTTGGGCGGTTGTTGCCGCTCTTGTTGCTGGTCTACCGGGGATGAGTCAGTTTGTTGCTCGTTGGTAGTTGGTTCGTGAGCCTCAATATCCTGCCCATGTTCCTCGCTAGGGCTATTGTCCTGCTCGGATTGCAGCGCTGCGGCTTCTGATTCAAAATTAAAATCATCCATCATTTTCCCCCTTCATCCGAATATATCTTATTAAGATATTCCGCTCCAGTTGAGAACGCCTTAGCGCGTTCCAGTTTGGCCTTCTCTTGCATCAACTCAATCTCCGCTTGCGCTTTCGCTATATCTATTGGGCTCATCGGGGGCGTCCCCTGGGGGGCAGGCTGCGCCCGAGCTTGTTCTTTTGCGACCTCAGCCCGCGCCTTGTTTTGCTCAAATTGTTGCAGCGTTTGTTGTACCCGATCAACCACTTGAGACGGCAATGGCGAGAACCGCAAAAACTCCGCTATGACCGACGGGGGCACATCCATGTTACCCAGCATGGGTAACATGGGGGCAAGCTCTGCCCATACCCGGCTCTTGAAGGATATTGACTCCGGCGCTTCTTCCACAATGATATCGTATTCCCTATCAACGTCTCTGAGTACTGTAGTGGCTGCCGCGTAACCTAATCGGTTAAGGACCCCCTCTGGCACAAATGTCCGTATAAAATAAATCAATACCCGGCCCAGTGCGATCCTTGCCCACCTAAGATTGTCCATATATTGGCTAAGGATGTTGGCGGTGCTCTCTTTTCGCTCCACTTCCAACACTCTAGCCTGCTGTCGGTTGGCCATGCCAAGAAACTCCAGGCTTATGCCAGTTACGTCTCGCATAGCCCCATTGGCCAGCCTGAATAATTCCTCGATACCTTGCGGGAACGCCGACGGCGACTTTTCCTTGATCTTGTTCAAGCCACCTGGGCGCAGAAAGGTAATGCTATTCGGTTGTGCCCACTCTGCTTCCATCCTTCTTACATCATCTACGGCGTCCAGCTCCATGAGCAGCCCGCCCTTACTGTTTGAATTGATGACATGCATCATGCTCGAAAAAAACTTGTTGACGTACTGCTGCGGGTCGAGCATAGCCCGCACAAGTCCGTAGTATATATTATCGTTCTTGTCCAGCTTCCCTACGATGGGGATATATGTAAACCCGGATGGGAACGGGCACTGTCCTTGCTCCAATATCATGCCGCCCAGATAGAAGGCGCGGTTGTAGACTTTCTTTTTTCTCGCTACGCTACCAGGTACCTTCTGCTCCGCTTCCACGTATGACCCGTCCGGCTGGAACACGGTATATACTTCCGTGCTTTCCCACCATTGTATTTCCTTAACGCATATCTTATTCTTGCGCTTCTCCCCACCAGTCGTAGCGCTTTCTTGGTATTTCCACATCTTGTTGGCGTCCAGGGGGCGCACAACCTCATCCAGAACATCAGGGTTGTTGTCGTAATCAATGGATACTGAGTCTGGCCACGCCTCTTCAACCTCGTCTCGGTCCATCCATCTGTTTCGCACAATGAACCTGGCGTCCTCTCCTGCTGGGCGCTCAGACCTTGGGTCGAGAAATATATCAAAGGGGGAGATAGCCTCGATTCGTATCTCCCCACCTGGGAATCTATCGTAGTCCATATAAACATGCAGCCAGCCCACGCCCGTGATAAGCGCGTCCTTAAAAGCATGGGTCTCCTGAAATGGGGAACCGCAACGATCCCGGACCCACCGAATAACTTCGGTTAGCGCCATAGCTGGGGCTTGGTCTTCAACCCCACGGGGGACGCATACAATGTCCTGGCGGCTGTTGATCTGATCCCCGATGATGGCGTCTATATACGGAGCGATCTTGTTGAAGGTGATAACTGGGCGTAGCTGTTCTTCGAGAAAGGCCCGGTCATCCACGTCCCATTGGTCCCCGTCATAGTATTTACGGGAGACCAACGCTTCTTTAGTCCATGCTGGGTAATGGTCCCGGCACATACCCAGCCAAGTATCAAACTTAGCCTCTAATGTCTTATCGTCTTTGGCCATTTATACACCCATCCAGGAAGCCACCCTACGGTAAGGCCGTATCTCGGGCACTTCCACTGTGTCAAAAGGATTCTGATATGTTAGCATAAGTGCGTCCGCCAAGTCTGGGGACTTACCGCCCCGGCGGCGCATGCTTTCCTTGGACTCAATTGACAGTTTTCCCGTTGCGGTATATGAGTATCGTATACCCGCAAGTTCCCCTGCAAGGTCTTCATCACGCGGCATCCGCATATCCCCGCGTTCAAAAGCGGCCCTAACCCGCCACCACAATTCATCCCTCAACCTACTGTAAGCGGTGTTCTTGCTTGCCTTATTCGATACGTCAACACCGTAAACGGGCAGGCCCAGTTCGCGTAGCCGATCAACTACACCAGCTCCTATGCCGATCGTATCTACGTATATTTCCGCAGGCTTGTTCTCAGCCACCGAGTACTCTACAGCAATGCGGTTGGCCGATTCCATGATGCTGGAACCAGACCAATGCTTCGCGCGTTCGATGATTACCCCCCGGCATCGCTTTACCAGGGCGCTCCTGTCGCTGCCGTACCTGGCAACGTCCACCCCCCATATCACAGGGCCATCCGGCAATGGATCGGGTACACCCTGTAACATGGCGTTCTCCAGCCAATCAGTGGAAATGAGCGCGTCTTCTTCCTGAAGGGGCCACTCCCCTAGCACACGGACTCGGAAGGTATTCGACTCTTCACCATACTCTGAACGCATCTTGTTTATAAACGCATCGTCAACCATCTTGGCCTTTAGGCCATTGACGTGCATCTTATGCCATACGGGAGACTGGAAGGCTTTCCAAAAATACCCGTTCGCCCGGGTAGGATTGCCGGTAAGCACCACCTTAGCGCCTGGGGTAGACAACGCACCCTCGGCCACTTCAAATACTTGATCAGGCACACCAGACGCCTCATCAATCAAGAAGAGCATGTTCTGTGAATGGTACCCCTGAAGGGCTTCTGGGCGCTCTGCGCGGCTGGTCTTGCCGATGGCGAATGATTCTTTCGAGTTACGGACCGACACTTTCAGCTTCGTAACCGCCACGTAATTGGTTAACGGCGGCAGCAGGTGCCTGCGCCACTTGGCAATCTCGGACCATAGCACAGTTTCAAGCTGCCCCGAGGTCGGGGCGGTAACGGCGATCCTAGCGGGGTAACGGGTGAGTAGGAACCATAACAGCGTCCAGGACAGGAACGCGCCCTTGCCGACACCATGGCCTGAGCGAATGGCTAGTTTATCCCCCTTACTAATCGCGGTAAGGGCTTCAATCTGCCACTCGTCAGGCTCGATCCCAGGAAGGAATGTGCGCACAAACATGACGGCATCATTGCGGCATGCCTTGAGCGTCCCAGCTAAGTCAATTGCCACTAAAGACCTGTGGCAATGTGATGACCCCACTTGCCGTCAGCGCAGCCATGAGCCCATATACCAGGCGCTTGAGCAAGGAAATCTCCTGGGATAGCCTGGATATATCCTCGTCAACTTTTTTCCCCAGGGAGTCTATGCTGCCTTTAATCTCCACAAGAGTAATAATGGCCGGCAAAGCACCCTGGCGCTCTATATCACTCCCGGCCATTTGGCGGTGCTCCTGTTAGTTGGTGCTTGGTAATGGCCCTGAGGCCGACGTTCAGCGCCGGGCACAGCACCCCAGCAGCGTAAAACGCTGTCTCCTGATCAATGAACCCGGACACCCCGAGCCCCGCAACGAGCAGGGCTATTGTGTTAGCCCATATCGTCTTGGACTTCCACCACTCTTTTTTCACCACCAGCCTCCTTTAGCAGTCTGCTTTCTATGACTTCCCCACCCATGAATACATACCCACAAATAAATACTCCATTCTCGCGTCGCTTATCCCAATGCTCCCTGGGGCGCATGGGGCGGCATATAACAGCCCCGTTTATAGGGTCACTCGTTAAAGCCACGTAGTATGCTTTAACGGCGGCGTCCATTGCTTCTTTTGGTATGGTCTTGATCCCGAGTGCCCCTGTGACGGGGCGGGGCAGACCATAAAAACATCCCGACGGTACACCAATGTCTTCTCTATTTGACAGCAGCCGGGCGACAGCAACATACAGCTTAAAAGGGCTACCAATACAGCAGGAAGCCACGTATTTAGCCACTTTGTAAGGCGTGTACCCATGATCATAGCTCATCTTCTGCGTCTGGATCAGAAAGCAGCGACGCTATGCCATGGCCCCCGTATACTGGGTCCGAAGCTAGAAAAAGGTCCTGTTTCGCTACGGCTGGGCGTTTGGCCCAGCGTTCCCCGAACCTGCGTTCAAGCAGCCATGCTGCGGCTTGCCATTTATCCATAGCGGCGGTTTGGATAGACCGAAGCAGGGCGGCCTCCATAGCCGCCTCGATATGTGCGCATTTTGCACGAAGGTCATCGTCCACCACCCCGTCCGGTGGCTTAATCTGCGCTACTGCATCGTCTAGGGATACACCGGACTCGATAAGCTCAACCACCGCGCGGCGGTATACTTGGAATATAGTGTCTTCTTTTAGGGCCACATTAGGTTCTCGGCCTTCGTGGTCTTCCGGGTTCTCCACAATGAATACTGGCTCAAACACATTCTTGTATGTGCCCTTGTTCGGTCTTGGGTCATCCGCCATTGGCAGCCCCTTCGGTTAAAGGATGAAGCCTTTCGGCTTCATGAATGAGCTTTTCCGCTGCCGCGATCTCGGCTTCATGTTCCATACCAATATCCAGCCGGTCGATCTTGACACGGCAGCGAAACATAAATCTTTCCCCATCCATGATCCTAGGGACGCCCATATGCCGTACCAGGAGCTTATAAAACGCCAAAAACCCCGAGGCGGGGTATTGCATCCTATCACAATACCATAGATAGAATCGGTACAACATCATGGGCGAGGTGACGGCATTGGTAACAAGGTCAACCTTGTTCCGCATAAAAGACACTACGCCAGAATCTATAGGCGTAAGTTTATAAATGCTAGTGGGGCGTTGCCCCACTAGCTTAGCTAACAACCAGTTTATGTCGTATGCGCCGACTTCTTGGTTAGGGTTCATTTCTTTTTTGGCATATCTACCCCCCCAATCCTTCAATCTTTAGGTCATCAAGAGACAATGTACGCATACGGCGTTGTTTGGTTTTAGGCTGGGCAACTGGCTTGGGGGGAGCTTCTTCTTCATCTTCTTCGCTTTCCTCAGCAGAAGCGGGGGCCTCCGCTTTCGCTTCACCACCCAATTCCCCTTGTTCCCATTTAATCTTCCCTATGCGCTTAGCCTGGCCCATTGAGGACGGGTCACTAAGGGGGCTGAACCCAGCTTCTTTAGCCTCGTTGTATATTTTCTCAACCTGGCTGGGCTCAAGTTTACCAAGATACCTAAAAGAGAAACACTTATACTGGACCGCTGGGTCTTGGATTATCTCAGTAACCGCATAGTTCAGCGGTATACCCTGGCCACGAAGCATATTTTTGTACTGCGTGAACGTTACCACGCTCTTACCAGGGAGGCGTAGCCTGGCGAGCGTCCCATCAAGCACGCAAAGCCCAATGTTTTGGTGCCCCCGGCATGACCTATCGGCTTTTCGGGGGCAGACGTCGCAGGACTCCGCTTGGGGTTCTGGCCCCGAGATAACCCCACCTGTAGACTTACACGCCAGCGCGGCGGGGGGCTTTCCAGGTTGATAGGGGGCAGAAAAGTATGATCGCTCAAACGGGCCTACTCCCACAATAATCGCGTCCAGGGCTTCCCCTAAACTATCCCCGGCAAGGGAAAACTCCCCCATACGAAAATCAATATACTGTACGTCGTCCATAATTATCCCCTTGATGCCGTAAACCGCAAAGTATCTTCATATGTCACAACTACCCCGGGCGGTGGGCACGCATCATCAATTGCAGATGCCAACGGCCTGGCGTCAACCATTTCCCATTCTCCAGTCTTTTTAACGTACTCTATAAACGCCCCCTTATCTACTGCTGTAACCCGTTTCGCCGTGGTTAATGATAGCGAACCGTAACTCGTCTTTAAGTAACCTACTCCTTCTTCCTTCATATGATCCTTAATAGCAGCTAAAATTAACATATACTCTCGGTCTATTTCTTCGATATCTTTCTTCAGTTCCCTTTTTTCCTCGGTAAGGTTTTTCAACACTTCAGCTAGCTCTTCAATTTTCATACATCCTCGCTCACTAACTTAATAACCGCTTCCAAATTGTCTACATCAGTAATCTTGTTCTCCAGTCTATCCCATGTATCCCTCTCTACACTAGACCCCTCAATTAAAGATATCATCATCTTGAGCGATTGCCCAAGTCTCTCGATACGCGCAACAGCCTGCAACCATTGTTCCACAGACAGAGGTGGTTGGGCGAATATTATGTGATTGGAGCACGTTAGGTCAACTCCATGCGCCATGACAGCCGGATGACAAACTAGTGCAGGAAGCCCGCCAGCCCGAAACTCAGTGATTATCTCATGCCGCTTGGCGGATGAAGTATCCCCGTAAATAGGCTCAACACCAAGCCGCTCCGCAATCGCCAAAACGATAGGGACATGCTGAGCGAAAATTATAGGAGGCGTCTCCGATTCATCCACCAATGTGTCTAACAGCTCCCATCTTGGTGCAGCGTCCACCAGCCCATACTTATCCTCATCCACTTTGGCCACACCAGCAGCGATGCGCTGGGCTTCCTGGCGCAGCGCCGCTGCGTGCAACAGGCGAGCTTGGTCACTGTCCGGCCTACTGGCCAACGCATGCCCATGTTTTTGTACATTTTGCATTGCTAAGCGTTGCTGCGAGGTAAGCTCAACCTTGAGCCTACGCTTGATGATCGGCGGTAGATCAACGCAATCCCGTAACCGCCTACGATGGGCAAGCTCGAAAATGGACTTTACCCTAGACTCCCAGTTTGGGGCAGGAGACCAATTAAACCCGCTGTAGTCCAGGTTCATGGTCAAATTGCGATATGCATTCTCAGTTTTGGGCACCCTGTCTGGGCACACCAGCTTAGCCTGGCCATATAGGTCCATGGGACTATTGGTGATAGGGGTACCTGTGGCCAAGATAATGTGTTTAACGTCCTTAAGCATCCCCAACGCGCCTTTGGTACGGGCCGCATTAGTGCTCTTGAACGCCGTGCTCTCGTCCACAATGGCAAAGTCTGGGGCCAAGGGGGCGTTGGGGAACATCTTGGGCAGGGTGCGGGCGGCATCATGATTTGCCAAGAGAACCACGCGCTGCCTTCTGGCAAGTAGCTTATCTGCCCTGGCGATGGCCGCCTGGCGTTGGTATTTATCCCCGGCCAAAGAAACGGGCGTAAAGTGTCCGGCAAACTCTGATTGGATAGTGGGTTCCCAAACAGCCTTTATGAGAGACAGCGGGCAGAACACTAATACGCGGTGCGCCCCCACGCGCTGTGCCGCCCATAACGACGTCAAGGTTTTCCCCAACCCCATAGTATGCCATAAGAATGCCCTAGGGTGGGCTTCGAGAAATTGCAACGCTTCGACTTGATGTTTCATCGGGCGCTTGCCGGTCGCCGTACGTAGCTCAGAAATTGGAACTATGTTACTCATTTTACCCCTACAATTTAGACGCCTAAAGACTTTGATAACCGCTCTAAGTCAATATCCCCCCTTACTATAGCATAAACCCCGCCCCTGGCAAGAACCTTAGTCTGGAACACCTCCTGCCATGTGGATAGCACTCCTTTCGGGGCCTTGGCCTCAATGGCCAGAAACTTTCCCCCTGGGGCTATACCAATGAAATCAGCCACCCCGCGGTATGAGAAGCCAGAGGCAGGGACAGCAAAAAGAAATATATTACGCTGGCTAGCCCATTCTACTATTTTTCGGCGCACTACTGCCTCGGGGCCATTACCCATCAATAAAGCCCTCTAGAATATACATAAAACAGCATATAGCATGCGCCAAATGGGGCTGGCCTGATTCGGGGTCCTCCAGTTCCCCCCTAGCGTATGCACAAACATGCCTCAACCCAGCGGCTAAGTAGCGGCGCTCTCCATCCCTTATGTGCCGCCAATTATCAGGGGCGTATTTAGCCGCACCATAGGTAAGCACGGCCACTACATCATCTAGGGCATTAAACGGGATGAGGTCATATCGGGGTTTTTCGGCGTCGCCCTTAACCCCGTCTTCTCGTAACACTAAACCCATTTTACCCCCCTGGGGCAGACGCTCGGTTAAACTCGCATGCGAATACTGAGCAAAACCTGCATAGCCCGCTAGGTTGTGGATACCAGTCAAAGTCGGAATCGCCCAACGCAGATTGTACAGTTTTTATGCGTGAAATAAGCGCGGCTTTACAGGTCTCCATATCCTCTTTATCATATTCTTTAAGGTCCACCATCGAATCTTTTAGCCATATATACCCCCCTTGGATATTCTCAGGGGCATAACGGGATGAGGTTAGCACTACATAGGCGTCAATTTGTGCAAAGCCAAAGCGCCTTTTCCCCGTCTTGAAGTCGTAAATGTAAACGGCATCTTTATCGAATATCAGTACATCAACCACGCCACGGAATATAGCGGATTCGTCGTCCCATTCCACAGGGTCAAAATTACAATCTACAGCTAGGCTTACCTCTGCGTACCTCTCTCCTGAAGGGAGAAGATCGAGCCAATCAGAATATGCCGCTGCGCTACCTTCGGGGGCTTTCCCAGAAGTGATGGCGATCTCCATCCCCTTGTGCACATCCAACCCATACTGGATTTCCGGGCTAGGTGGCAGGGGAATAGTATCGCCTGTCACTTTTTCTACGTAAAACCTACGTGGGCACGACTCAAACAGGCTTAAGGAAGAGTGCGAGAATACCATACTATTTCCCCCAAATGATGCTCGGCAATAGCGCGTACAATTTATCCCCCGGGCACTCCGTTGTCCCTAAGTCACGGTGCCCATTGACCACTCTCGAAAACCATTTAGCGGGGGGTAGGTTATCTACGCAGTACATAAAATGTAGTTTATCCAAAAGCCACACTAAACTGTCCAGCATGGCTTCAGGAGGAGTGATCTTGCCGTAATCCCCCAAACAGCATATACCTACGCTCCCCTCGTTGTGCCCATAGCAATGAGCCCCGACAACTAACCGAAACATGGGGCCTTGCCGCCCCTGATAAATATGCCCGCTGGGGCATACAATAAAATTGTACCCAATATCGGACCATTCATTATGGTCCATGTGCCACGACTGAATAGATTGGATAGTAGCGTGCTCTTTATCCACACTCGGCGCGGGGCCAGCGCTATGGTGAACAATTATATACTCTAGAGGGCCGTCGAAAATTGACGCCTTCCTTTTAGGCTTCCGCGCCCCCCAGGCCGCTGGGGAATATATTACCCTATCGGCATGCTCTGCCCGCTCTTCCAATTCCGGGAACCTAGTGACCATCTTTCTCCATCCTCCGATTTATTTTACGCCCACAGCCACATGTTTTAATACGCAGGGTAAGCAGGTCGTGCGCCCTAACTTTGGTTATGGTACCGCAATCACACATGCAGATATACCGCCTTACCCTACGCCCTGGCTGGTACTCTTCTCTGCCTATCACGGTCAATTTTGAGAACTTATCTCTTAAGTTTATAGGCGGGTGTTTTTTATTCTTTGCGGGGGGCGCAACGGTTTCTTGGTGGTTGGCCCGTTTCCCACATGTCCCCGTAAGATACTGGGTAAGATTATGCGCGCTGACTTCCTTCTCATTGCCGCATGAGCACCGCACCCACCATCTAGCCCCAGGGGTGCCTGGGCGGGAAGGCACCCGGTGTAATACTTCGAGCTGCCCAAACTTCTGCCCGGTAAGGTCATGCGGCGGGCGGCCTTTCGGGCGTGGCACTTTATTACTGCTCATTGCATATCCCCTATTTTAATTGCGTTCTTAATCGCTTCGTTCAACGCTTCAGCCCATGCCTTGTACGGGTCACTGGGCGGGAGTACTCTTATGTATTCGCTCAATAAGTCAGAAACTGTAGTTAGTTTGCTTACTATATTACTCAATACATATTCACCTGATACAGGGAGTATATACTGTGGATCATCTTTATTACTCATTTTACACCCTTTTCCGCTTCATCAGTAATTTAGCAAGCCGCTTCCCTTTACTCGATAATACATGCAGGTAGGGGATATCAAGCCCCGCGCAGGTATATTGCATGTTCTTTTCGCTGTTGTGTATTTCCACAACGCCATCGGCAGACAACATGATATTTCCTTTTGGTACATCTACAATACACCATATCCAACCAACCGTAAATGGTAAATACTTATTCAATAAATCTTCAGGGTCAAATGCGAGTTCGCCATTAACCATATAACCATTATATTCCACTAGTTCGTCTATAGTAAGCAAGTAACTCATTAGTTTACTTCTGTGCTATCATCGGACACTGTTTCCCAGTATTTTGTTGACACAATCCCATTCCATTCTCTTAACATAAGTATCAAGTCGAGTAAGCTATCGGAACATAACATGTACCTATTTACATAATCGTTTAATATACTGTTAAGCTCTTCCAAATAATCGCCCTTGCTATCTTCGCTCATTTGCACTCCCAGTAACTTTCACCAGACTTAACTTCCCACGCCATCCAGGGCTGTGGTTTTAAGGCGGGGTCGTTCATCACGCTATCCATAACCGTATCAACATAGTCGTCTTCTATTACATATACTATTTCATCGTGGACCAGTGCAGATGGGACGATATCTAACTCATTCGTGATAAGTAATACTGCATCCAGCAACAAGTCCCTGGCGGATGCCTGGATAATATTTTCTGTGACTTTCCCGCCGTAGATTCCCTTAGTTACCCCGTCATCAGCCACATAGGTGTACTGCTTGTATCCCGTATACTCATCTTCTGTACACCGTATATCACGCCATATCATATGGCGGTCCGAAAATGGAACTTTGACAAACATCGGGCCGCCAATCGAGCTATACAAAACTTTGTCCAGTTCACGCCATAACTCTACAACTTTAGTTGCCCGCTGCCGATAGGCAGCCACCAACTTCTGGGCCAACGCTGGGTCTTTCGTAATCTGGCGCTGCGCCCCAGCCGCGCCCATACCGTAGCCACACCCCAGCACGGTAGCTTTGCCAATGAATCGCTCATCGGGGGTAACGGCATCGGGGGGCTTGCTGTAAATCAGCCCGGCCATGATACGATAGGCATCCCGCCCCTCGACCATATCTTGCAGCATGTCATCCTGCCCGGCATAGGCCAACAGGCACCGCGCCTCAATTTGTTTGAGGTCAGCCGCCACAATCTTGTGGCCCGGAGGGGCGACAAGGGCACGGCGCACCGGGCCACCGCGCGTCATCGCCTGCACGTTCAGCCCACCATCACCGCTCCACCGCAACGTATGCGCCCCGGCATACTTGAGCAGGACTGGAAGGGTGCGCTGCCCATTGGCATCGGGGTACCCCACGGCAATATCTAGGAACTTCTTAGCCTTTGCCAGTTCGCCGGGGCTACTAACCAACCGGCGCTGGCTAATATGTGGCTCCAGGTCCGGGTGCTGGGCAAGAACGTCGTCCAACACGCTATCCGCCACCGAGGGGGAGCCCTTGGCCGTCTGGGGCAGGGTAACGCCCATCTTGGATAACAGTTCGGCAAACTTCGCCGGACTGCGATACACGTCTTCTATGCCCGCCCGCCTATCCTCTTCGGCCTCGATGAACTCTATCAATGGGGCCGGGTCCAGGATCAACTGTGGCTCGCTGGCCATGGCCACGGTCAGATGGATGGCCGCCAGTTCTTTCGCCAGTCGGCCCCTGGGCAGGGCCGATTTGAGCCAATTGATCAGCGTATCGTATAGCTGGGCGGTAAGGTCCGCGTCCTGTTGGTTATAGGCTCGCAGGGCTTCCCCGCCTGTTGCTATCGCAAGTTCGGTGTCACCCTTAACCCCTAGACCAAGATACGCTGACAGCTCCCGCAATGAATGCCCTGGGGGGCAGTATACCGGATCAACCGCCTGCAACAAGCGCGACATTGACGCCGTACATGCCCATTGCAACGGCGGGGGAAACCCTGCCTGAGCGTGTATCAGGGCATCGAACGTGGCATTGTGCGCGATAATAAGGGATGCAGGAATGGTCAGGTCAATGTTTTTCTGCGGGGCCGTAGCATAGGACGTGACGCCAGTGTCGGGATGCCGAACATATGGGATTAGCCCCATAGTTTTAATGTCGTGCACTTTCGGTATGTAATGCGTTTCGTAGTCGAGTACGTATTTCATTCCTTGCCCCATTGTTCCGCCATGGCCTTGGCTATACCTACGTAGGTTCGGCTTCTGTTTTTCCAGCGATATTTGGACGGCGGCATATTATGCACCACTGCGGCTCTCCCTGGGACTATGGCTGAGGGTTTAAGCAACGGCAACCCCTTGAGCCATAGACAGGTAGCCTTGGTCTCGCCATGCCCAAATTGCCACGGTTGAATAATTTGGTCAGGCTTCCTTATCCTTGTCGATATTACGGAAACTGGGTTCTCGATTGCAATTTTTCCTATGGGCGCGGCCATCAGATGTTGAACGAACTCCAGCGCAGCCTCTTGCTCTGGCCGTCTCTGCGCGAACCACCGAGCCCCGGATACAGCAAGGTAAGTACATGGGGGATGGGCAATCATTAAATCCCAGCCATCGTTCAGGTGGCGGAGAACATCGCCTTGTATATGTTCCCCCGGGCATTCAGAAGGTAACAGATCACACGAAACCGCTTCGTGCCCCATCGCACAGAACGCATCCCGCACAACGCCCGAAAACTCGCAAGCAACCAATACCCTAAACCGCTTAGCCATCCCCTGCCCCATGCTTGCCATTTCAGGGTAATGATATTACCCTGCTAAAAACCTGTCAACCTTCTGGAGGCCATGTGCACTCATTAAAGCTCTTCCGCCCCTTGGCATCACAAAACGGTACCCCAATAGACTGGACGGAAACACCGGAAGAGCTGGCCACAATATTATCCATACTCGCCAAGCGCAACAAAGACGCCCCAAAAAGCCCCAATTCTACTCCCGGGTACCTGCTGGCTGATTCACCCGATGACAATGTTGGCCGCTCTGCGCGTGACATTGTAAGCCGGTCCTGGGCCGTGCTGGACGTGGACGGCGTGACCGATGCCGATACGGCTGCCATCAAGGCGTGGCTCCGTGGCTATCCGTGCGTGGCCCAACGTAGCCTAGGTGGGCAAGGATGGCATCTGCACATACCGCTGGCGACCCCAGCCGGGCCAGCGGAATACGATGAGATCATCGCTGCGCTGGCCGCCAAGCTGCCGGGGCTGGACGCGGCGGGCTCCCGCTGGGCGCAGACGCTATATATAGGCCGAGGTGATGCCGAGGTGTGGTGCCCGGATGGTGTGCCATTGTATATCGAAGGCACCGCACATGCTGTGCGTAGCGCCGTGGACCTGGGGGATAGGTTTGCCTGTGCCCGGGGCAACGGGCGCTGCCGGTTATCCGGTAGCAGGGACGCGCTCCGCATCCGTATTGCTGGCCACCTGGGCCGTAAGCTGGCCGATGGCGAGATTGGCCAGGGAGACATCGAAACGTTCTGGGCCGCGCATTTCGCTGGGCCGGGGTACACCGCTGAACCCTCGGCAGACTCCAGCCCAGCGCTGATGGTCCGGCGCACTATAGCCTTTGCCGAGGGCGACAAAGAGAGCGCCCCGCCGCCGCGTAAACGTGGGCGCCCGGGGAAACAGCGGGACGATCAAGGCGCAGACGCCCGAGAGGGCGTGCTGGCGGCATGGCGCGAAGAACTGGCCGGGCAGTACTATCGGTGCTCTCACGACGAAGAGATGTTCGTCAGCGCCGCCACAGGGCGCCTCAGCAGTAGGCGCAAGCTCTGCCAAAGTCTGGCCAGAAAGTTTGATCCTGACGCCGTAGAGCGCCCATTCGACGTGTTTGGCGATATGCTGGCCGTGGGGCTGGTGGACGACGTGGATATGCGCGGCGTGTTCGACGCGCCCGGGGCCGGGTGGATCGTGGAGCGTGACGGGCGCAGCATGGTCAACCGCTCCGCTCATATTGTCACACCGTCCAAGCCGCCACCAGGATGGTCCCCGGCGGGACGGTGGGGGCAATGGGTAGGCGCGTTCAGCGCCGAAGCCAAGGCGTTCCTGGGCCACATCATAGCGCGGCCATGGGAGAAGCCAAACGTCTGCCTAGTTCTCCAGGGACCAAGCGGCGAAGGCAAGAGTAGCGTGGTGAGCGCCCTGCTCCGCGCCATCCTGCCGAATCTGCCAGACCATAACGATATCGTAGGCCGGGAGCAGGTATGCCAGCGGTCGCTGCGGGCCGTGACCGGGAGGTTCAATGGTGACACGGCCACGAAGTTGGTAGTCTGCCTGGGTGAAGAGGATACCGCCGGGCAGGGCGGGGCCGCCAGACGGGCCGAGAAACTTGAGCAGATCAACATATTGAAAGAGCTTATCACCGATCCCGAGCTGGCCTATGAGCGCAAAGGGGCCGAGGTGATAAGGATCGAGAACCGCACCCGGTACATCATGACGACCGAGCAATACCTGACCGATCCCTCGACTAATCTGGCCATTGGTAACCGGCGGTTCCTCCATCAGCCTGTATTCGCTGGGCTCCATCTCGACCCCGCCGGAGCTGATGCGATGTTCGATGATATCGCTGCGCACCCTGAATGGTACGCCTGGGCGCTGCTGCAATACTGGGAGCAAGCGCCGCAGGCCGTGCGGGATACGATCCTGCACGGCGTGCGGCCAAGCGGTGAGGATTTGATTGAGGGCGGGAGTGCGATGGCCTTCGGGCAGGTGATGCGGGACTGCCTGGAAGGGGCGCACGATGGAGAACTGGCCAACCCTACCTTACCACAACACAAACTAGGCGGCACGGTACGCTCCAGCATGGGCTACGACGAGGTCAGGGCACTGTGCGGCGAGACCTACGAAATAGGCGGGGTAGTATATGTGAGGGCGGCGGCGTTCGGCGAGCTGGCCAACGTCTGGTGCGGGAAAATACTACGCGGTAAACAGATTGCGGCGTTCCACGAGGGCATGCACGTGGGCGTGGCAAGCGAGATGCTAAAAGTAACCGCCCGGATTGACGGGGCTACCGTCAAACTCCGGGCGGTGTATAGGGTAGGGGCTAGTTAATCGGGGGCTTGCCCCTGGGCATCCACAGCATAACCGCGCGCCCAGCGTCCCGTGGTACTCCATAGCCTGCCGCGTACATCACGCCTAGGCTATGTTCAGCGGCCGCATGCCCCTGCTTGGCCGCCTTGCGTAGCCAGTCAACCGCTTGGGCCGCGTCACGCGGTACGCCATGCCCTATGGCGTACATTACGCCAAGCTCATATTGGGCCGCCGCATGCCCATTAGCAGCGGCGGCCAGGACAGGTTCAGCCCATTTCTTAATTTCGATCATTCCAAACCCACTACCGCACAGCCGCATGACGTAATATGGATTACAGCATCATAGTACCAATTGGGATTAACGGCGGAATCTATGTTATCTCTAACATAGGCGGCTAGTTTTGATGTATCGTCAATCGCCGGGAGCCCTACCTTATCCAAAAACTCATAGGGGCCTAACTCTAAAAAATTGCTTCGGATAACTTCCGGGGTAACACCAAGATTCCCGCCCATATCCCGTAAATAATCATACAACGCCGCTGCCCCTTCAACGGACCAGTCATCACCATCGCTGGTGATAATATCGTGAAACTCTTCGGGGGTAAGCTTCCAAACTGCTATGCTCATTTCGTTACTCCTTTGCCCTTGCCCATGGTCGGCAATCACGCCGACCATGGGGATAGGTTACTGTGATATGGCTAGAGTGTTAAAGGCCCAATCTGCGGCGGGCGCGGGCGCAGGGCATTGGCCTGCATGCGCCAATGATGCGCCTGATTGAAATCCTGCGACACGCCATGCCCGGCTTCATACAATTGGGCCAGCCTGGCGCACGCGGCGTGGTACCCATTGCCCGCCGCCGCCCGGTACCATTGCACCGCCCTGGAATAGTCTTGCGGTACACCATCACCTCTGGCATAGAGCCCCGCTAGCGCATACTGCGCCAGGGCATGGCGCTGTTCTGCGGCCAAGCGGTACATGTGCGCAGCTTCTGCATAGTCTTGCGGTACGCATGAGCCCGCATGGTACGCTACGCCTAGCGTGTACTGTGCATCTGCGTTGCCATGCGCTGCTGCGCTGCGCAACAAGGGGATAGCCTTCTTCCAATTACGCCTAACGCCTTCCCCACCGTACAGATATGCCCGGCCTAGTTTGTATTGGGCAACGACATTACCACGCGCGGCATTGTGTTCAAGAGATACGATTGTTGCTGATTTTTTCACTTCATTACTCCTCTACTTGCTTGCCCATGGTCGGCGTGATTGCCGACCATGGGACAGTTTACTGTGATATGGTTATACTGCCAAGGGCATGACCACCGCGACAACGCGGTAGTCTTCGCTGGCCAACACCAGCTTCCCCAATTTGGTTTGGGACAACTTAACCTGCCCCTTAGGGCCAAGCCATTTTAGCGCGCACCTAAGTAATTTGAGGTCAACGTGCGCGTCAATGGCCGCGCCGCTATCTGCGGCCATGACCTGTAGGGTATGGGTTCCCCCGCCGTCAACAGACACCGACAGCGCCCTGCCATCCATCCGTAGCCTAGCATACCCACGATCAGGCGGCACACGCAGGGCCTTAGCGGTCAGTGTGACACCCGGAAGCGGGCCACACAGAACATCAGGAATAGCATCCCGCCAGTGCGGCAGTCGCTGTGTTTGAGCCTCCACATGAATGGACCATGCCTCCCCTTGCGCCAGGTGCATACGCCCGGCATCGTCATGTACGTTAACAGGCGCGTTGCCGCAAAATTGACTAAGCGCCGCCGCCCAATGCATGGCAGATACCGGCAGTTCATGGTGCGCCCCCCGGGCCGAATATATCTCGTACGGGGACGCGCCATCGGTAGTCATCACCATTATGTACCCATTCGTTATTACGTGAGCATCGCCCTTGGACGACTGGTTAAGGATATAGGGGAATCGTATAGTAGCAAGCTCCCCCTCAATTGTTGCCCCAATTTTCCGCGCCACGGCCAAAAATTGACCCGGTGTCCACGCATGCAGGAATTGCGCCCCCCGGGGCAAGGCGGGCATGGCCGCCGTGATTGATATTTCCAAGGGCTTTACTTCTTTTATTTTGTTAGCGGCCATGACCAGGTCGACCAGATTGTCCGGATTGATGATTATTTCCACGTCATTTACTCCCTTACTTGCCCATGGTCGGCGTGATTGCCGACCATGGGACAGTTTACTGTGATATGGTTACGCTGTCAAGGGCACAAAAGGATCGCGCCGCATGGCAATTTCTAATCCAGCTTCTGCCGCTGCACGGGCCGAGTCGCACCATAAGGCATTCCCTAGCCAAAACCTGGCCATCTGCATGCAGATAGGCATGGCATCGCATCCATTGAGGTATAGCAGTCCCAGGTCAAGCGCGGCACCGGCGTGCCCATTTTCAGCGGCGGCTTTAAGCCAGTTTGCCGCCTGGCGCTGGTCCCTTGGTACGCCAAGCCCCAACATATAGCAGTGCCCCAATTCGTACTGCGCGGGCGGGGACTCTCGCTCTGCGGCGCGGGCGAACCATTTCGCCGCTTCTTTCCAATCAACTCGTTGCTGTGAATAATACCGCCCCACCTCATACTGCGCCGCGTGGTGCCCCGCTTCAGCGATTGGCAGCAATTTATCCAAAGCCGGGCGATGCCATCCCTTAGCGATAAGCTTGATAGCTTCCCTGTATTCAGCATCCATAGTTAGTTCGTCCATTCGTATTTACTCCATTCTTACTCGCCCATGGTCGGCGTGATTGCCGACCATGGGGACAGTTTACTGTGATATGGTTAGCGTGTCAAATGTTTCGAACCAAGACTTTACCATTGCCCAGGAAGGCGATTACTGCGTCATCAAGCCAATATGGGTTTCCCGCCGTTTCCACGCGTGCCCTGAGGTAGTCTTCAGGGGAGTCTGCAAACTCTTCCCTTTCTTCGTCGGTTTCTGGCTCTGGCAAGTCCATAAACTGAAAGACTTCATCAAGGTCAATCTCCGAAAAGTCGCACCGAATGCCTACCGCTTCAATTTCGATATTCTCATCACAAGACTCTGCTAATTCATCAAGGTATTCAAAAAGCGCTTGCGCCCCTTCGTGGGTCCATTGATCCCCATGGCTTGTGATGATTTGATAAAACTGACCGAATGTGCCTACCGTCTGAACTAATGCACCCATTGTATTTACTCCTATAATAAGCACTGGCCCTCATTAGCCAGCGGTTACAGAATAGGGCATTGTGGTTATCGTGTCAACTAGGCAAAAAATATACAGGCAGCATGTTTCCGGTGTTACCAGTTGCGCGAAGAAAATTGAGCCACGCGCGAAAAATGCAACTGCTGGAATTGCGCGAGCGTTACCAGTTGGGCGCGTTACCAGTTGGGCGCGGTGAACTGGTAACAGGGTGCTAACCATATCCCTACCGCGCGAGCCCTTGCGGCGCGTGCATTGCGTGGTAGGGGGATTACGTGTAAATCCTGTTACCAGTTGAGCGCGGTTAACAGCGCGCGCGTAATTAAATAATGCCGCGCGTAAAATTGCGCGCGCGGCGTGCTCCTTTATTATTTATTTACTTATATATATTTTTTTATGTTGAACTGGTAACAAAATATAATAAACACAATATAAGGATGGTAGAAAGGCAATAGAATCAAGGGGTTAGCAGCAGATATATGGTTAACAGCAACTGGTAATGCAACCGGCAACAACTGGTAATTATTGCGCAAGAACTGGTAACAGGCGCCGGAACTGGTAACAACGTGCTGCTGAGGGGCCTGGCGCGGATGCTGGTGCTGCTGAGGGGCCTGGCGCGGATGCTGGTGCTGCTGAGGGGCCTGGCGCGGATGCTGGT